TGGTACTTTAGCGACCACTAACGGCGGTACAGGTCTGACATCGTTCACTTCTGGTGGGGCTTTATATGCAACCTCTACCAGTGTATTGGCGACAGGCACTTTACCCAATACAGCGGGTGGTACGGGTCAATCTAGTGCGTTTACACAGTACGGAATTACGTACGCAAGTACAACAACTGCGCTAGCTACAACAGCGGCAGGCACTACAACCACAGTCTTGCATGGAAATGCTTCTGGCGCCCCAACTTTTGGCGCAGTGTCTTTAACTGCTGACGTATCTGGCATTTTGCCTATTGCTAACGGTGGTACAGGCGCATCCACTTTGGCTGGTGCAAACATTGCCTTGATCAATACAGCACAAACATTTTCAGCAACTCAAACATTCAATGGCTCCAGTTCAACCGAAGCCATGAAGATTTTGAACATTGCCGAACCTGCAAACGTAGTCGGTTCAGCCCCATCAGCAACGACTAACTTCTACGTCAACAGCGGTTCAGTTCAGTACTACACAACCAACGCCGCCAACAACTGGACATTGAATATTGCTTTCTCGTCTGGCACTTCGCTCAATACTGCGATGGCTACGAACGATTCAATCTCAATCACTATGTTAGCAACCCAAGGTTCTACTGCCTACTACAACTCTGCTGTGACGATTGACGGCACATCTGTTACTCCTAAGTGGCAAGGTGGAACAGCACCTACAAGTGGAAATGCAAGTGGCATAGATAGTTACACATATGTAATTTTGAAGACCGCATCTGCAACATACACCGTTCTTGCTTCTCAAACCAAGTTCGCATAAGGATAACTAATGCCTCGTTTATCCAAGATTGGAGCCGCCGCACTAGCCGCCTTTGGGTGGACAGGACTGCAATCGGTTACTGCTAACTTTTTAGTTGTCGCTGGCGGTGGTGGTGGCGGAAGAAGAAGTGGTGGTGGAGGTGGAGCAGGAGGTTATCGAACTTCTGCGGGAACATCTGGCGGCGGTGCATCTGCGGAATCTACATTAGTGCTTTCAACCAGCGTTACTTACACGGTCACAGTAGGCGCTGGCGGTGCGGCGGCAACGACTAACGCAGTTAATGGTGACAACGGCTCTAATTCTGTTTTTTCAACAATAACCTCAGTGGGCGGCGGTGGCGGCGTTTCGTTTTCCTCATCTACTGGTGGTTCAACTGGCGGTTCTGGTGGTGGCGGTGCGTATACAAACAACACGGCTGGCTCTGGAACAGCAAATCAGGGTCGAAGCGGCGGTAACGGAACAACGGTAGAGTCTGCCGCTTCTGGCGGTGGTGGCGGTGCTAGTACCCAAGGAACGGCGGCTAGTGGTACAACGGCGGGCGCTGGTGGCAACGGTGTAGCATCATCTATCTCTGGTTCTTCTGTAACTTACGCTGGCGGTGGCGGTGGTGGTGGAGAACTTGGCAGTAATGCATCAGGTGGCTCTGGAGGCGGTGGTGCTGGGTCAAGCACTAGCGGAGTTTCTGCAATAAATGGAACTGCCAATACGGGTAGTGGAGGGGGAGGTGGTAGTGCCTATAGCAATCCAGTAGGCGCTGGCGGCTCTGGCGTAGTCATCATTTCATACCCTGCCCCACAACAGTTTGGTGGTGGAGTAGTCACTACAAGTGGCTCTAATGTTATTCACACATTCAATACATCAGGAACATTGACTCCTTTGTCTTCTTTGACAGCGAGTTATTTGATTGTTGCTGGTGGCGGTGCTGGTGGTGTAAACCAAGGTGGTGGCGGTGGAGCAGGAGGCTTGCTTACAGGCTCTGGCTTAACCATTGATACCAACTCAAACTATGTTGTAGTTGTTGGTGCTGGTGCTACTCAAACGGGTAATAACGCCACTACAGCCAATGGTGGTAATTCTTCTTTTAGCATGGTCACAACTGCCGCAGTAGGCGGTGGTGGTGCTGGTGGTTACACAACCAATGGTGCTTCTGGCGGTTCTGGAGGCGGAGGCGGCGGCGCAAACGGTAGTGCTAGTAGTTACGCAGGCGGTGCTGGCACATCTGGTCAAGGCTTCGCTGGAGGTACAGGTACTGCTGTAGGTGTCTACACCGCAGGCGGTGGTGGCGGTGCTTCTGCTGTCGGTGCTAATAGCACAATAACTGTTGGTGGTAACGGAGGTGCAGGTACTGCATCATCTATATCAGGCACATCAGTTACATACGCAGGTGGCGGTGGTGGTGGTGTTTATGCTCCAGCAGGACAAACCCCCGGCTCTGGTGGAGCAGGTGGTGGTGGCACAGGTGGTGGAACTACAGGTGCTGTTGCTGGAACTAACGGAACTGCCAATCTTGGCGGTGGCGGAGGCGGTGGTGCTGGTAGTGGAGGTCTTGGAGGCAACGGTGGCTCTGGCGTTGTAATCATCTCTTACGCAGGTGCTACACAGCAAATGGCTGGTGGTACTGTGACTATCTCTGGTGGTAATGTCATTCACACATTCACATCAAGTGGATACCTGACACCAATCAAGTATGTAAACAACTCTTTGCGTTTCCGTTCTAGTGCTAGTGCTTATTTGAATAGAACGCCTGCAACTTCCTCTAACCGCAAGACTTGGACATGGAGTGCTTGGGTAAAACGAGGAACATTAAGTTCTGGGTATCCAGTTTTGTTTATGGGTGGTGCAACCCAAACAGATACAGGCGCAACTTGTATTACTTTTGCACCAAATGACAGAATTTATGTCCAAGGTTACAACACAAATTGGATAATTTCAAATGGTTCATATAGAGACCCAGCGGCTTGGTATCACATTGTTGTTGCAATGGATAGCACACAAGCAACTGCAACTAATAGGCTTAAATTGTATGTAAATGGTTCTGAAGTATCTTATAGCACCTATAACAACTTAACTCAAAATACTGATTACGGAATTAACCAAGCCGCATCACATACTATTGCTTATCAATCGGTAGCATTTGGAAATACATATTTTGACGGATACATGACCGAAATCAATTTGATTGACGGACAACAGTTAACACCAAACAGTTTTGGAACATTCAATTCTTATGGTGTATGGCAACCCATCACCTATGGTGGTTCGTATGGTACTAACGGCTTCTACTTGCCTTTTACGGGCGGGTCTTCTTACTATGGAACATTCAATGGTTCAAACCAGTATTTGCAAGCCACATTACCTGCCACACTGACAGCGGCTTTTACTGTTGAGTTTTTTCTTTATAGAAGTGGAACAGGTAATCAGTTCTGTTTTACTTTGGGTGATAGCAACACAAGCACTGGACTTGAATACTATATTGGCACAACTGGAACAGTTAACAATGTTTATTCCAATGGCGCTCAAATTTCAACTACCTCAAATGTTCCAACAGCAAATGGTTGGAGTCATGTGGCAATTACTAGAGATTCCAGCAATGTAGTTAGGTTATTTGTCAATGGAACGCAAGCAGGTAGCACATGGACAAGCGCTTCAGCGTTTTCTAGCACACTAAGAATTGGTGTTGAATACTACAACAGCGCAATCACAGGTTATGTAAATGGTAATGTGTCTAACTTTAGGGTTGTTAACGGCACTGCGGTTTATACAAGTAACTTTGTGCCTCCAACATCTGCGTTAACTGCTGTCTCTGGTACATCAATACTGACTTTGCAAAGTTCAACAATCATTGACAACAGCGGAAACTCTTTGTCAATTACGAACAACAACACAGTCACAACGGTTCAAGCCTATCCATTTACCATGCTGGCAAATCAGTCCAAGGACTACAGCCCCAATGGCAATAACTGGACAAATAACTACATTGGTGTAGTTGCAGGTTCAACGCTTGATGTAATGACCGATGTACCAACACTAACAAGTGCGACAGCGGCTAATTATGATGTGTTAAATGCGATTGCTATAGTAAGCCCAACGGCTTCAATATCTGATGGGAATTTGACGGCTACTGTGGGAAGAACAGGAGTTACTGGTCTTTACTCAACTATGGGTTTGGCTTCTGGTAAATTTTATTGGGAAGTTACTTATAACTCTGGGTATGCAAATGCCTTATGCGTTGGTGTAAACCAAGTTGGAAATATTAGCACTTCAGCAGGAGCAGGACTTTTTACAGTTAATAGCGTTGGTTATTATGGTGGTAGCGGTAATGTTTACAACAACAGTAGTTCGCCTACTGCGTATGGTTCGGCTTATACATATGGAGATGTTGTTGGTGTTGCCCTTGATGCAACCGCAGGAACAATAACTTTTTACAAGAACAACACAAGTCAAGGCGCTCTCACCCTTCCAACACAAGTAAGCCCGTGGATGGCGGTTCTTGATAATGGCGCAAGTGGAGGAACCCAATCTGCGTCAATTAACTTTGGTCAACAGCCATTCAAGTACACCCCACCAAGCGGGTATTTGGCTGTCAACACCTATAACCTATAAGGAACAAGAAATGCCAACAACATATGCAATTCCTGATGGTCGTACTGTGATGGCGGCTACGACTTATACGGGTACAGGTGCAAGCCAAACTCTCAATAACTCAGTAAATGGCGTTGCCTTCCAACCAGATTTAATTTGGACAAAAAGCCGTGGAAGTGCTGGCAACCACAGTTGGATTGATTCTGTGCGCGGAATAACTCTTCAACTGTCAACAACTGCCGCTGGTGGTGCTGGAACAGCCGCAGAAGTAACAGATGCTACTGAAATTACAGCAATTACATCTACTGGATTTACTGTTGGAACTAGTAGTGGTGCGGGTTATTCAACAAACGGAAGTACAGTTACTTATATAGGCTGGCAATGGAAAGCAGGTGGTACAGCCGCATCAAACACTTCTGGTTCTATTGCTTCATCTGTAAGTGCAAACACTACTGCTGGCTTTAGCGTGGTGACTTATACGGGTACAGGTGCTAACGCTACTGTGGGGCATGGTTGCCAAGTTAATGGCGTTGCAACTGCTCCAAGCATGATAATTTGTAAAAGTAGAGGTGTTTCAGATTGGGCTGTTTATCACATAGTAACCACTGCGGCTGGTGTTCTTTGGTTAAATTTAACTAATAATTATGGGGCATATAGTGCCGCATGGAATAGTACAACACCAACACCGTCAGTATTTTCTGTTGGAACTGCTGATGCAACAAATAAGGTTTCAACAGGCACGGTAGCATATTGTTTTGCCGCAGTAGCAGGGTATTCGGCTTTTGGCTCATACACAGGAAATAACAGCACTGATGGCCCGTTTGTATACCTTGGATTTAGACCCCGATGGATTTTAATAAAATGTTCATCAGCAAGTTTAACCAATTGGCATTTACAAGATACATCACGCTCTCCATACAATGCGGCAAATAATCTTTTATTTCCAAATTTAACCAATGGAGATTACACAACTGCTGGCGTTGAAATTGATATTTTAAGTAATGGTTTCAAAATAAGAGATACAAATGCTGATTACAACGCATCGGGCGCAACATTTGTATACGCCTGTTTTGCTGAAAACCCTTTTAAATACGCTAACGCTCGATAAGGAGAACACATGAGCCACTATGCAAAAGTAGAAAACGGTATCGTCACGCAGGTGATTGTTGCTGAAGAAGACTTTATTCAAACAGGCGCTTTGGGCGACCCTGCTGGATGGATTCAAACTTCATACAACACCCACGGTGGACAACACCCAGAGGATAGACCACTGCGTAAGAACTACGCAGGTATTGGTTACGCCTATGACTCAGGACGGGATGCGTTTATTCCTCCACAGCCATATCCATCATGGACGCTGAATGAAGACACTTGTTTGTGGAATTGCCCTGTGGCTATGCCTACAGAAGGTGGGCCATTCACTTGGAATGAAGAAGCCCAGACTTGGGATACGGTAACTGTTTAAAACAACTAGGAGAGACGCATGGAAAAACTACAAGTATCAACACAACTTTTGAACCAGATCATGGGCTACTTGGGCACACGCCCATACCAAGAAGTGTTTCAACTGATTGAGGCTATTCAGGCTGAGGCCAAGAATCAGCCCTCGGTTGAACCGACCGCTGAAGATCATGAGTGATATACACGAGCTTGCAACTGAGACGGACAAGAAACTGGCCGTTCACGAAGCAATTTGTGCGTCCCGTTATGAGGCTATCCAAAAGCGCTTTGACGACGGTTCCAAGCGTATGCAACGTATTGAGTACATCTTGTACTTGATCGCGGCTATGACGCTATTTGGGTCTACCAATGGTGCTGAATTGTTGATGAAGCTACTTGTGAAGGTGTAAACCATTGACCCATTTAGCCTCTTACTCTTGGCGCAAAGTGCAGTCTCCGCCATCAAGGCAGGTTGCGACATGCTCCATCAGGGGCGTATGGAGATCGAAGGCGCTAAAAAGACTGTTGAACAGGCTATTGGCGACGTCAAAGCCATTAAAGGTGTCTGGGACTGGTTCATTGGTTTGTTCACAACCAAGCCCACCGCCGATGCTACCAAGCCTGTGGCGAAAAAGAAAATCGCCGCCCAGCAACAGTCCTACAACGAGTTGGAAGCTAAGCTCTTCAACGACATTGGACTCCAACTTGGAACTCTCTTTGACGTACAACAGCAGATCAACGATCACTACCATGCACTAGAAGAAGAATCAAAGAACAAGTTTAACCCTGAGCAAAACACCAGCAAAAAAGCGATCGAGAGGGTGCTTATTGAGCTTCAGCTTGAAGATTTGATGCAGGACGTCAGAGAGATAATGGTGTACGCACCTCCTCAGCTTAAAAATCTGTACAGCAGGTTTTTAGTAATGCATGGAAAGATTGAGCGTGAGCAGGAATGGGCTAGGTCTGAGATGGTGCGCAGGGCTAGGTTGGCTAGGTGGCGCAAGGAACAGGATGAGATTCGGGTCATTGAAACAATAAGTGGGGTAATTGCCGTGATGTTCATATCAATGTTTTTTGGGTGGCTAATGTGGCAACTACGAAGCTGGTCTATTGGATATTGATAGGAGTAGCCATATGCATCATTGTTGGAGTTACTTCGATGGCATATGTGGAAACCCTGTATATGCGCGCCCAACTCAAGCAAGAGATGAAAGAGCTACGCAAACTTAAACGTGAACTAAAGGAAAGCAAATGATGACACTATTTTCAACCCTACTGTCTTTCCTGATGGGCGGTTTACCTAAGCTGATGGACTTCTTTCAAGACCGTGCTGATAAGAAGCATGAACTAGCCTTGGCGGCCATGCAGACTGAGCGTGAACTGACCTTAAAGAAGGCTGGCCTAGAAGCCCAAGAGCGCATCGAGCACATACAGACTGAGCAGGTGCAGATCAACGCTGAAGTCACCAACAACCAAACTGCCATGCAGGAGCGCCAAGCCCTGTATGCGCACGATATTGCTATCGGTCAGGGTGCTAGCCTATGGGTAATCAACGCACGCGCTATGGTGCGTCCTGCCATAACCTATGGGATGTTTATTTTGTTTGCCTTTGTAGAGATCTTTGGCTTTTGGTTTGCGTATCACAAGGAAGTGCCGTTTGATGTGGCTCTAGACCTGCTGTGGGATAACGAGACACAGATCATTTGGGCATCTGTGGTGTCATTCTGGTTTGGCACGCAAGCATTTGGCAAGAAATGATATTAAATCAAGGCAAAGTGGCTGGTGGTTTGGTAGAAGAACTGCTTGAAGTCATACACAAGTACGATGAAACTTTGTACATGGCAACAGTTATTGGTGCTTTGGAATTGGTTAAACAACAACTAATCCAAGACAGCATCGAGGAAGAAGAATGAACATCAGCGCCCTTTGTATTGAGGATATAAAACACCATGAGGGGGTAAGGCAGAAGCCTTATCGGGACTCGGTGTACCTCTGGACAGTGGGCGTTGGACACTTGATGTATGACTCACAGGCTAGGTTGCCTGTAGACCAAAGGGCGGCAGTTCAACTGCTTCCAGAAGATAACCGCGTGTACCCGATGGAGGAAGTCGATGCAATTCTTAGAGCAGATTTGGCTCGTTTTGAGCGGGGTGTATCAACTCTATGCCCAGTTCAACTTACCCAAGGTAACTTCGATGGTCTTGTATCTTTTAGCTTTAATGTTGGTCTGGGAACACTACAGCGTTCAACCCTGCGTCAGAAGGTTCTTCGCGGGGATATTGAAGGTGCGGCAGACGAATTCTTGAAGTACAACAAGGCTGGTGGCAAAGTCTTAAAAGGACTTGTGACCAGACGCAATGACGAGCGTGCGCTTTTTCTGTCATAGGGTTGCCGCCATCATCAGGTAATGGGACAATAGGGTATATATAAAGGGCAATTATGGCAACGACACCATCATGGGTGATGACATACGACTCACTGACGAGCACGGTGCTTCAGTACCTTGAGCGTAGTGATCCTGCTGTCGTCGCCGCCATCCCCACATTCATCACCTTGTGCGAGTTTGAAATTGCGCAGGAAATCAAGACTTTGGGTCAGTTAACCGTTGCCAACGCAACAGTTACTCCAAGTGAGCCTACATTGGCTAAACCTGCGCGCTGGCGTAAAACGGTATCCATGAGTATCAATAATGGTACGACGACGGAACCCGTCTTCTTGCGTAAGTTTGAATACCTCAAGAATTACTGGCCAAACGTGAGTAGTACAGGTTTGCCTAAATATTACGCAGATACTGATTATGAGCATTGGTATTTGGCCCCTACGCCAGATCAGGCGTATGACTTTGAGGTTCTGTACTACGAGCGTATAGCGCCTTTAAGCTCAACAAACCAGACCAACTGGCTTACCCAGTACGCACCCAATGCGATGCTGTACGGAACCCTGTTGCAGGCGATGCCGTTCTTGAAGAACGATGCGCGTGCGATATTCCAGCAAAAATACACCGAAGCCATTACCGCACTGAAGACGGAAGACGTCGCACGTGTTGGTGATCGTTCAGCTATAGCCGTGGACTCTTAACATGACAACATACCTAAATCCCTACACAGGACAGACTATCAACCCATCTCAGGTGGGCTATGAATACATCTCCCTGACCGCTGATACAGAACTACAGTGGCCAATCAACGGCAACACTTCAGACGTTGTCGCCAACATCATTGAGGTCGCGCCATCTGCCGCAGGCTTCAAGTTGATCATGCCACCTGCAACTCAGGTGTCTGATGGCCAAAGCGCTTTGATAAGAAACGTAGGCGCCTATCCTTTTACAGTAGTTAAAAACACCAACTATGCAACGATTGTGTCTGTTGCCTCTGGCGTAGCTGAATACGTCTAT